TCACCGTGGTGGCGTACGAGAAGGACACCTACCAGTGGGTGCGGGGGCAGATCCCCGCCACGCAGGTGGCGACGAACCGGCAGTACCTCACGAATCTCGGGTACCCCGTGGTGTGCTAAGGTGCTGGACACCCCCACCAACTGGAACCCGCTCGTCCTCGCGTTGGCCGCGGGGATCCCCTCGGTGTTCGCGGCGATCCTCGCGGGGATCGGGATGCTGGTCTCGAAGGCCAACGGGAAAAAAGCGGACGAGATCCACGTGCTGGTGAACAGCAACCTCACCGAGGTGAAGGTGAAGCTCGTGTCGGCGGAGGACGAGATCCGGCAACTCCGGATCCTCGTGTTGCAACTGGCAGGGACCCCGCGGTCCGTGCCCAAGGAGCCGTGATGAATCTGATTGGCCTCCTCATCGTGTTGTTGATCTTCTGTATCGTGGCGTGGGCGGCCCGCGCGCTCATGGCCGCGTTTGGGGTGGGCGACCCCATCGCCACCGTGGTCTACGTGATCATCGTGGTGATCGGCCTGCTCTGGCTGGTGAACCTGCTGGGGTACGGCGGGGGGCTGGGCTTCGGGAATGGGCCGAACCTGCGGGTCCACTGATGACGCCGGACCCGCTCGCCCCGCTCACACTCACCCCGAAGCCCGGGGCGCCCGCCGATGCCGTGGGTGGGAAGACCGGCCCACTCGCGGCCCCGGTGCTGGCGCCCGTCATCACGCCGGTGGAAGTCACCGTGATTGGGACACAAGGCACCGCCCTCGCGACGCCCTCCGCCCCGGCCCCCCTGACCACGGGGACCATTGCCACGACCCCGGACCACCAGCCCAACATCGTGGTGAACGTGGTCTCGCCCCTGGTGGCGATCCTCGTGCGCTTCCTCAATCTCTACCTGACTACGCTGGTGGGACTGGTCAGCGCGGCCATGACCCCGGCCGGGGGGAAGCTCCTCTACACGTCGGACTTCGCCCACATGGTCCTCGTGTGTGCCTCCCTGGCGCTCCCGGGGGCGGCGATCGGGTTCGGGAAGGATCTCATCACGGTGTTCTCGCGGTTGGAGCAAAGTTACCCACTTTTGACAGGGAGCGTGTGATGAAACGACTACTGCTCGTCTTGCTGTTGTGTACCACCCCGCTCCTCGCGGCCTGCCCCCCGCGCCCGGTGACCATCGTCACCCCGCAGGGCCAAGCCGCGTACACGGCCGATCAAGTGGCCGTGCGGATCAGCGAACTCCAAAACGCCGCGATCGCAGCCAACGCCTCGGGGAATCTCCCCACCGGCACCACCCGCACGATCGTGCAGTTCTGCGTGACCGCCGCGCCGACGCTCGCCTCGGTCCCCGCCGGGTGGAACGCCACGCTCCAAGCGGCGTGGGCGGCGGCGAAGGCCCAAATCCCGCCCGTGACCAATCCGGCGATTGTCGCGGCGATGGCGGCGGTGGATGTCGTGCTAGGAGTCACACAATGAATGCAGCCCTCATCGCCGTGCTGATCAACACCATTGGGATCCCGGAACTCACCACGTGGTTGCGGGGGCTGCACGCCTCGGGGACCCCGGTCACCGACGCGGTGATCCTGCAGAAGCTCATCACCGACACCAACTTCATCGAGTCGGTGGGCAACGCGTGGCTCGCCGCGCACCCGGTCACCCCGCCGCCGGCTCCCTGATGTGGGGGTGGCGGATGGCTCGACGACGCATGGGCGCCAGCGGGGGGACGGCGACCCCCTTGCAGCAGCGGCACCTCCGCTACGCCCGGTTTACCGATCGCCAAATTTTGGAGGCTCTCATGGCAACCGTATCCGACATTCACACGCAGTTCTCGACGCTCCAGACCACCATCACGGAGGTGCAGACCAAGGTCACCGCCCTGGAAGGCACCGCCGCGACCCCGCCGGTCGCCACCCAAGCCGATCTGGATGCGATCAGCGCCTCGATCACCACGGCGCAGACCGCGCTGGATGCGATCAAGGCCTCCTAGCCGGAGCCTGTCATCTATCATCCCACCCTGATCGCGCAGGCCCAGGCGCGACTCGAAGCCGCGTATACGGACGCCCTCCCCGGGGGCCTCATCCGGCATTCGGTCCCCTTCTGCGAAGCCATGGCCAAGCGCCTCGCCAACGCGGTCACCCCCGCCGGGGAGCCCCAGCGACGCCTCACCCCGGAGGAGGACGCCTTCATCGCGAATGAACGGCTGTTGTCCAAGATCGACTACCGCTATACGGCGGAGCGGTATCACTACATTCGAGGGGACCGGGGGCTCCAGCGGCTCTATCCCCTCTGGGAGCCCCAGGCGATCGTGCTCGACCGCTTGGCGGCGTTGCAGTTGGAGCGGTCGATCACCGGGCACCCGGATGGCTTGCTCGCCAATGTGCTGAAGGCTAGGCAGGAAGGGGTGTCCACGATCACCCAGTCCTTGGTGGCGCACCGCGTGACCACGCACACCCATGTGAACGCGCTCACCGCCTCCGATGTCCCCGAGAACTCCGGCTCGGAAGGGATCTTCGGCAAGTTTGAACTCATCGTGGAGCACCTCCCCTGGTTCCTCAAGCCCGCGACCAAGTTCCACAAGAAGGACACGCACTGGGTGTTCGCCAACGGCTCGTGGATGACGGTTGAGAGCGGGAAGTCCATGAAGGGCGGCATCCAGGACGACAAGGGGAAATCCGGGGTTCAAGTCGGGGTCAAGGGGAACCTCGGGCGGTCCCGCACCTACACCGTGTTTCACCTCACCGAGCTGTCCACCTGGGAGCGTCCCGGCCAGATCGACGACGGCCTCCTGCCCGCGGTGCCACGGTCCCCCCTGACCCTCGGGATCAAGGAATCGACCGCCAAGGGGCGCCACAACTGGCACCACGACGACTGGGACGAAGCGGTCCGCGGCAATGGTCACGGCGCGGTCGGCGGGCGGTTCATCGCGATTTTCCTCCCGTGGTATGCGCTCGCCAAGTACTGGCTCCCCGCCCCGGTGGACTGGGCCCCGGACGCCAACACCCGCGCGCACGCGATGAAAGCCGAGCGCGAGGGCCCGCGGTGGCTGGGGCGGCCGGTGAGCCTGTCCCGCCAGCAGCTCTACTGGTACGAGGAAACCCGGCGCGCGTACTTGGAGAAGGGGGAGATCGCCAAGTTCCTGGAGGAGTACGCCGCCGACCCGGAGGAGTGTTTCCAACATTCCGGCAAGTCGATCTTCACGTTCGACCAGCTTGCGTATCTGGAGCGCCTCGCCCACCCGATGATCGACTGCTGGACGGTCAACGTGGCCCGAGACTTGGCCGCTCTCAAGGTCCGTGACCTCGCGCGCATCCGCGAGGAACGCCAGCTTGCCGCGATGGCCACCGATGCACCCTCGGAGCCCCTCGCTGGGCGCGTGGCCGTGGAGACGCCGGTTGGCTGATGCCTTCACCCTCCCCAGCGGCTACGGCTTCCGCCGTCTCTCCGTGGAGGAGCTGCGTGCGCGCCACGACCTCTTGGAGACCCTCCAAATCTTCGAGCATCCACGCAAGCGGGGGACCGTCCGCTACATTCTCGGGGTCGATGTCTCGGACGGCCTCGGGCAGGATCGCTCGGTGGTCGCCGTGCATCGCATGGGGACCATCGAGGAGCCCGAGGAACAGGTGGCGCTGTATAGTTCGGATCAGGTCTCCCCGGTACAACTGGCCTACGTGCTCGACGCGCTCATGGGGTTGTACACCGATAACGACCATTACGAGGCCCTTGCCGCGATCGAGTGCAATAACCACGGTTTGAGTACCCAAGATACGCTTCAGCTCCATTTGGGCAGATCGCACCTATACCGCTGGGAGTACCTCGACGCCGCCGACCCCCAGCGCCGCTACTCCACCAAGGTGGGCTGGGTCACCACCCCCCGGACCCGCCCCATGCTCCTCGACAAGCTCAAGGAGGCCCTGACCACCATCGACCCGGTGAGCGGGTCCACCGAACTCCTCGTGCACGCGGCGCTCCTCCGAGAGGAACTCGCCGACTTCCAGACCGAGGGCGCCCTCTGGGAAGCCGCTGCCGCCCGGGGCGCCCACGACGATGCGGTGATGGCCACGGCGATCGCGCACTACGTGGCATGGCGCCTCCAAGGCGGCGAGCAAGAACCCTTGGCCGAGCGCCGGGCCCGCCACCACGCCGAAGCCGCCGCGCGGGCCGCCACGGGGCTCGCCGCAGGATCCCTCAAGCGGGATTGGCGCAACACCGGCTGCTCCGCCGACGAGTGGAAGGCGCAGATTGATCCCGACGAACTCACGGATGAGTTGTATGATGACCGGCACGCGCCGATTTTCGTGCCGTAGAGGATCCCCATGATTGTGAAGATCGACGATGACCTCGCCGCCAAATACGCCGCCGCCGCCGAGGAGTCCAAACAGCCGCTGGACCTGTTCATCGGCCGCCAGCTCGCCCGCTTCCTCGACTACCCGCCCACGGTGCGGGTGATCCCGGTCGCCAAGGACGTGCTGCAGCAGATCGAGAAGACCCTCGGGGGCGGGCAGATCACCACCGCCGCGATCCTCCTCGCCCGGATCCAAAGCTACGCGCAGGTCCGCCTCGGGGACATCGTGCTGGACCTCTCCCCGGTGCAGAAGCAGGAGGTGGCCCACCGCGCCGAGAAGCGGGGGATCCCGCCCGAGGCCGTGGTCAAGGAGCTGGTGGACCTCCTCCTCGACCAGATGTTCGACGCCGTGACCCCGTACCGCTGAGGCCCCGATGTCCCTGACGATCTTCCGCCATCACCTCGCCGCGCACGACGCCCGCTTGGAGGCGCTCGAAGCTCGGCTCGCCCATCTGGAAGACCCGGCCCGCGTGCCGCCGTACACCCCCCGTGACCGGCCGCCGACCCGCTCGGATCCCCCCAGCGAGCCGTGGTGGCAGGCCCTCATCCGACATCTCCGCGAGGCCTTCTGATGGCTCCTCCCCTGCCCGGCGC